GCCAAGAAAGACGAAACGGGTTTCGTTCAAGAGGGGGTAAATTCGTGAGGGGCGACAATTTTAGCGAATACTACGACTCAGCCGAGGGCATAATGATTTCCAGGGAAAGAACTTGCCAAGAGCTAAAAGCCCATGGGCTTGTAGACTTAAAAGAATTCTTTGATGAATTAGGAGACAAGGAAACTTACCTTGCCCAAGATGTTTTAGACTGGTTAGGCTACTAAACTTTAACTAATAACAAAAAATGTTTGAACTAATAACAGCTATTGCGTTGCCGTTTGTGATTTTGTTTCTTGTGGTCTGGTTCTGGCCGGCGTAAGTCCCTCTCAGTCAACGACTTGGGCGCGGGCGCCAGGAGCCGCCTCCCAACTTGTTGTAAGACAACGAGTTATGACTATCTTCTAATTGGTCTTTTTTTTTGTTGCATTCCATGCCCAGTCTGTCATACTGGAACCATGAAACATTCAGAAAGCGGTAATCGAAAAGTAATGAAACAACTGAAGAAATGTCCCGACATCGAGGAGATTCGAGCAACGGCAAGTGGTCACATGATTCTCGCCAAGAACGGACAGCAGTATCTTGCTCACTTCTCAGCCAAAGCATTTCATCCACTCCGCAGATGGCTCAAGAAAAACACATCACTCAAAAACCTAAGATTCTAAAATTATGTTTGATACAGCAAGAGAACACGCAGACCATGTATTCGGGGCTCAGTACGATGATGTACGAGAACGCTACGCTTCCGAGATTCGGGACTTAGAGATGTTCGCACAATCCGAGCAAGAGCATTATGAGTATATGCACAGAGTGCAAGAAGCAGGATTTGGCGAAGACTACGAGGCTTATGAGGAGGAATGGCAACGCACACTTAACTATTACGAAAATCAAGGATTATAAACTATGAGCAGTTACGCAGAAAACGAACAAGACGCCAGGGAATACGCCGAGTTGAAAAGGGAATTCGCTGAGGAAAAATTAGAAGAGGCAAGATTCAATAAAACACTACTTGACGAAGAAAAGCCTGTGGTTACAATGGATGAAATCATGGAACATCGCTTTGAGCAACGCAATCTAGAGAATGCCGAGCGTCACATGAAAGCTCAAAACGACTGGAGTTCTTTTTTGGAAAGATATTCCAATCCCGACGGAGACTATGAGAGGAGTGAGGAGCAACTTAACATTCTAGGAGAGATCGAGCAAATAGTTCGCAATAATATCTTGTATGGTACGCCTCCGTATTCTCTTGAATCTGCCGAGGACATCTTGCTTGATATTCTTAATGACTTAACGAGCATGAAGGAACGACTTGGATTAGGAGGAAACATATAATGTATAAGTTTGTATACGAACACGCCGCCAGGACTTTTGCTTATCAGAAAGGGCAAAATGGCTGGGACACCATCGTCACAGAGTCAGAAGGTTATTGGTGGGTAGAGGTTTTGTAAGTCCTTGAGAATCAAGGAGTTGCACAGCCGGCGCTGGCGCCGGCCCCCAAGTCGTTGACAGTCAACGATTTAGGACTATTTTTGCATTAGCAAAGAAAAAGCTTGCGTTATGCTCAAATTCTGTCACTATATAGTTATGACAATCAAAAACTTCAATGACTTAGTTTTCAACTCACACGCCAACCACCCGAATGGCGTTCAAGCCAAGCTCGACTTGGGCAACAACACGGAGATTTCCGTCGTCTCCAACATAGGAGAGGGAAGCGGACTCTATGGAAATGTTTCGGAAGGCACTTATGAAGTTGCCGTTTTCCATAATGACAACATGATTCCCCTCGCGACATACGATGATGTTCTAGGACACCAAACCGAGGAGCAACTAACCGAGCTTATGGCTAACCTTCAAGGAGACTTTCGGGCACAATTCATTGCCAATCTCTATATTGGAAGAGATGAAAAAAACAACGAATTAGGGTTGACAAATCAGGCATAATTTGGGAGAATACTAAAATGGATACTCAATTAAACAACTATATCGTTCTCAAGAACGGCACGAAAATCTCTCCTGCCATGACTCTTGAGAAATGCGTTCAAGCGGTTAGGATTCTCGAACAGAAGATTGACCGACTTCTCCACCACTCACCTTATACCATAGGCAAGAACAATGACTGATACCACTTACAACGGATGGAAAAACCACGCAACTTGGAATGTCGCCTTGTGGATAGGCAACGATGAAGGGATGTACGAGTTCGCAAAAGAATGCGGAAGCTATCAAGTTTTTGTTGATGCCATGCGAGAAGTCGGATATACCGAAACCCCCGATAGGGTTGCCTATAATGACTCCGCTCTTGATGTTGAGCGTCTTGACGAATTACTTACTGAACTATAAACTAAACAGAGGAAAAAAACAATGCAATCAATGTTCTCATTCATAACAGACAAGGCACTCGCAGTTGCCAAGTACGAACCTCAAGGTGTTGAGCGAGTAGGCGAAAAGCTTTGGTTCACTTATATAAACAAGGCAGGTTCTGCCGTCTCGGCTTATTATGACTTTTCAAGTCGTACCTTTAAGTCAGTCGTGCGTGGCAAGCAATACGGAAAGAGCGGTTATGCCGTTCGTAATCTCGTTGCTCGTCCAGTAATAGAAGGGGCATTAGGTGAGTGAGTATTGGGATTTACTTATCCTTCTGCCTTGGGTGATAATGTACTCAATAGTATTTTGCGGTTAGGTTGAAGTTCAAATAGACCCCCACCCTTCGGAAAGGTGGGGGTTTTTTGTGTCTTGATTTTGGCACGCCAATTCCGTTGTAAGTCCTTAAACATCAACGACTTGTGGGCCGGGCCCTGCGCCGGAGGCGCAAGTCCTTGACAGCCAGCGAGTTATAACTATTTTCCTAAATGGGCATTTTTTATCTTGCACTTCTGGCAGGAGGTGTCATAATGGAGTCTGTTCTTTAAAATTTATTGTGGGCTTATAGCTTAATGGTAAAGCCTCGCCCTCCTTCACCACGAAATTCTAGATAAAGTAGTGGGCGGTTTGATCAACTGTGGAGATAAGCGAGAGATGGGGGTTCAATTCCCTCTAAGCCCTGCTTTTTCTGTAGATGCATTGCGAAGAATGGCAGATGTAAGTCCGTATAAGGCATTCGTAAGACCATCCAATGCATCGAACAACGAGGCGTCAGCACACGCCTACAACCCGAAAGGGAGAGAGAAAAAGGTTCACATAAAACTTGACATTTTCCTTAAACTCGACTAGATTTATATTATGACACAATCAGAAAGAATAGAACTCATTCGCCAAGCTCACCAAGCAGTCCTTGCTCAACAAGGTGCTTTCATTGAAGAGCTTTTACCGCCAACGCAAGAAGATGTTCGTGATGAAGCAGACCATCTTGACGCTCTCGACCATGAGGGAAAAGTCGATTTCGATAATGACGAAAACGAAACGGACATGGAAAATGTTTCGCCCCAAATGCGTGGGGCGTTTGCATAATGGAGATTATTATATTCCTCTCAATTCTAGCAATTTACTATATTATTACAAATGATTATTAAAATCGCAAAAAACGCAAACTTTCCACAATGGTTTCAAATTGTTTTCACAGACGCTTTGGGCTTCTTTGATGTTATTGACGAAGTAAAGGGAAAAGCAAGGGCAATGAGAATCGCAAAAAAACTAGCTAAAAAGGAAAAAATCCAAAATGTTGATGTTGACGGATTCATCATGTCAACCGAGGAACTTTAGAAAAAACACAAAATAACCAAATAATGAAAAATAAATACATTCTTTATGCAATAGCGGTTTTGCTATTCGTCCAGCTTATAATGAACATTCAGTTTGCCTTATCCTGATTTTACCTCTGTAAGTCGTTATCTATCAACGACTTGTGGGCCGGGCCCTGCGCCGGAGGCGCAAGTCCTTGACAGACAACAAGTTACAAATGCGGGGTACAGATAGCGTGCCAAATCTTTTTTATTTTTTTGCTCTGTAGGCTTGACTTTGTGGGCAAATGGGCGTATCTTTATTACATGACACATTCAATAGAACTCCTTCCGCTTCTCAACTTCAATGTCGTGGCAGTCCATCGTGTGACGGGCAAACCACAATTCGCTACGATTTCTGCTCCGTCTCAAGCAGACGCTGACGATTTCGTGGCAGATATGCAGTCCGATTGGATTGTAATTAGGGGTTGACATTTCATCCAAAATTTGAGAGAATTAAACCATGATTAAGATTAAAAAGAACATTCCCTATATTAACTTCCGTCAAGCTCGCATTGACATGACGCTCACCAATGGTGACAAGCTCGGCACTTACCAGACTTTACCCTATCAAGTCGATGCACCAACAAAAGACCAATGGATGGCTCAAGTCTCCGATGTTTGGGATGTGGTAGACATTACCTTTCGGGACTTCGGTGTCCAGTCTGCTAAAGTCCCAAAGGGTCACCCTGCATGGAATTTAATTCCTGCAATCGAAAAACCCTTGAACCATTCAAGCTAACCAAAAAAACACAAACTATGTATATACTACAAAGCATTCTCAACAAAGCGGGAGCAGTCTGGGTGACTGAATCCCTTCCGCTTCCGCTACCCAAAGCAGATAGGCTTATAAAGTCTCGCTTTGCTCACGCTACGGGAGTTCGTCGTTTCCGACTTATAAAGGTACAATAGAGTAATGAAAATCACAGAGGAGTTGCAAAAATCAAATCCCTATGTGCTTACCACTATGGACGGGCGACCCGTCTTTATGAATAAGCATAATCCACTATATAGAACTAAGCCCAATGATCGCATTGTCTCCGTGGATTGCGTCATGGCAAATGAGAATAGGCTTATCGAGATAACCGAGGAACTTGGACTATCACCAGATCAAGGAGTATTTGAATTACAAGCATAAAGTAATCTAATAGGGCAAATAATGTTTTTTGTAATTTTTGTAATTTTTTGTGTGCTAATAGCTGTAGTTAACTTAGTTCTCTAAGTTACTGTATATCAATGACTTGCGCGCCCCAGCACATGGAAATACCCAATAACATCAAATAAGCACAATCTCACCAAAAAAACACAATCTCACCACCTCCTCCCTAAGCCGTTGGTTATCAACGACTTGCGGACCGGCCCCTGCGCCGGAGGCGCAAGTCCTTGACGGGCAACAAGTTACAAAAGCGGCGTACAGATGGCGTGCCAATCTGTTTTTAGAAGGGATTTTTTTAGCGTAACCCATTGAGCGTCAAAGAGTTGTGCCACAAAAAAAGTCGAGAATGCAAAAAGCTCCGAAGTTTTGAAAAAAAGATCAGAAAAAAGAATATTTTTATCTTTCTGACAGTCAGGCACTTATGAACAAAACGCGCTACTCCATGCGAATTAGTTTGCGGTTTAGTCAAATTCTGTCATTATGTAGTTATGATAATTGAGAAAGACTTCAACCACATTCGCCAAGCAATCGCATTGGCTAACGCCAACGGCAACGCCGTTCCTTCCCAGTTTAAGGGACTGGTCGAGAACCTCAAAAGCGAGGCACTCGCCGAAAAGCTCGTTGTCGAGCATGGCGTGCAAAACGCTTCCAAGCAAGAAATCGAGCAAGAGTTCGTTTCCCTAGATGCAGTCGAGAACGACAAAGAGGAGGAAGATTTTGACCAAGACGAAAACCTCGTTGACATGGACGCAGTAAGCGAAGAAATGCGAGGCATTTTCGAGTAATGGAAGCGATAATTTTATTTGCAATTTTACTTTTATTCAAAACCATCACAACCTAAAAAAAACATTATGACAAGAAAACATTTTACCGCTATTGCCAACGCACTTTTTCACCGCTTCAACTCAGCAGTTGACGAATCCGCCAGTCGAGAGATTGAGCAAATCGCCGTTGACCTTGCGAATGAGTTTGAGAAATTCAACGCAGGGTTTAACCGCTCCAAGTTTCTTGCAGTTGCTTTAGGGTAAGACCATGAAACACTTTTTCTTAAAACACCTTTGCCGAGCCAAGTTTATTTGCGAAGGCAAATTCTTTTGGAAATTTGAAACAGCGAAAGCCCTTGCGGATTCCTGTTATTTCGCAAGTGCGGTTTACAGCATTGACCACAAACGACTTTACCACAAGCATTCTTACGCTTGGTAAAAACATAATCTCACCACAAAAACACAAAAAACACAATGAAATCATTTCAATACTATCTTGAGAAGTACGCCAACCCCATCAATGCGGTTGCGTATTCGGTCAGCTTATACATCGTGAGCATCGTGCTAATGGACTGGATTCGCTTCGTAAGTAGTTGATAGTCAACTACTTGGGGGACGGGCGCTGCCGGCGCCGCCCAAGTCCTTGATAGTCAAGCACTTGCGTAAGCATTTTGCACAAACTCACCACTTGAACACAAACTCACCACATACCCCACACGAACACAAACGCACCACTTGCACCATTTGTGTTTAATGCAACCAAACGCAGGAGAATTGTGCACAAACAAAAGTTGAATTATTTTTGCCAAATCGCTTGACTTTATGCCATTTCGGGTCTATATTTATAGTATGATAACAATTAGAAAAGAAAAAACATCTCTCATGCCTCTGATCGGGAAAACTGATTCGGAGACTTTTAGAACTGCCCAATCCCTTCGGGACATCATCGAGGCTGTTGAGCCGATGCACAATCTCGCAAATTCAAAAATGGCTTCAGATGGCGTATTCGCAAAACTCTTTGCAGAGCAAGTTGCCGAGCGTTTAGAAAACATTTTTCACCTTGCCAACGATAGGCTTGCCAGTATTGTAAAGACTGAAACAACCAAGTAAAAACAGAAAGAACACAAAAAACATTATGGAATTATTATTTATCACATTCTCGAAAGTATCAGAAAAACTGATCAAAGCAAGTTTAAGCCTACGCAACGACAAAAAAGCTCGGTGCATTTTGGAAACCGAAGGCGTTTCCCGCAAGCAATGTGCTTTTAACTTTTGCAAGCAAGATCTCGTTTCTTGGGATTTGTTTGCCCAGCTCAAGGAAATGGCAATTGCTCAAGGCGACCCAAGATTTTGCAAGGTCGCTCGCCATCGTCAATCCGCTCTGGAAGCACGAGACGAAAAGCTCGCGGACATTTGCGATGATATGCGTTGCTCGGTTCGTGAGGCAGAACAATTTCTTGACCACGGCACAATGCCAAGCAACTGGTGAAAAATGGAAATTATTATATTAGTCGCAACGATTGCAGTTTATAAGTCTATAACCTAAAAAACATTTTCCAACCAAAACCTCCTGATGACTCAGGGGGTTTTTTTGTACGCAAACGCACCATTTAAACACAAACGCACCAGACGAACTTAAACACACCCCCTTTAAGGCGTAACTTGTTGAGTATCAACGACTTGCACCTCGGGCCCTGCCGGCGCCGCCCAAGTCCTTGATAGTCAAGCACTTACGCAAGCGTTTTGCACAAACGCACCAGATGAACACAAGCGCACCACATATCCCAGCTGAACACAAACGCACCGCTTGCGCCTTGTGTGTTCAACGCAACCACGGGCAGTAGAATAGGACAAAAACAAAAGTAGAATTGTTTTCGCCTATGGGCTTGACTTTTGGGCGTTTTGGTGCGATATTATAGCATGATTAAAATTAAAGATGTAGTCCTCACTCCTCGGAATGTCGTTGGCGTTGTCGAGGGTTTCCATAAAGATGGCGTTGTCACTTACGCTTTGCTTCGGGTTTATCGCTCGCAAAAGCGTTTGGCGATTCCAACCGATTCGCTTCGCCGTCACTCTTGGTTGAATGACTAAAAAACAATTTGACAAAACCTCAAAACTAAACTAGATTTATATTATGTTAGAAAAAAGAATAGAAGTACGGAGATTCCACAAGTTTTGGAATGTCGCAATTTTCAATCTACGCATAGGCGGTTCGCCTCGCGTTCGGACTGCCATGAGCAAGCCCAGTCTCAATCGCATTATGCGAGAAGAGGACATTGAATTTCACCCAGGATTTGGCAAAGTCAAAACCGAAGTAATCCACCTAGATAGGAGAGCATAAACCATGAGCAGTATCACACAAAACGCCGACCAATCTTTTCAACGCAATCCAGATCTAGAGATCCGAATGGATAAAGCTCTTGCTGTTATAGTTAGAGAAACCCCGCTTGCTGATGCAGGTTGCCAATCGGCGAAGCAGTTAGTCGTCAACGCCCATCTTGAGCAAGAAAAGATCTGGGATGAATTGGAAGAGCTAGAAATCGACTTGCACGGCGATCAAGTCCCGTCATGGCATTAAACATTTTAAACACAAATGGTTCAACAAAATGAGGGGAGGGGGGGGTTAAGTGACTCCCAGCCCCATTTTTTGGATTTCAATTGGGGTGGTCACTCGGTCATGGCGGTGGGGGGGTATTTCTCAATCTCCCCTGGAAACGGTTTATTAGGAATAAATGGCCGGATTAAAAAAAAACAGAGCCCCTTCGTAAAATCAGAGGCGCTCGCCGAAAAGTTTTTTATAACGCCCTTCTTTCTGGAGAATTAGAGTAGCGTCCCCTGTCTTTCCGTCCTTTAATGCATCGGCGACGGATCCACCCTTTAGGACTCGTCGAGGCTTATTTAACCAGCACGTGGCGTCGTAACTATTGTACATTCTAGACAAAGCCGTCATTATTTCCGAAAAACTCACACTAAATATTACACTAAAACGAGATACGAGTGTAATATAGAAAGTACATGGCTGCAAAAAAAGGTTCCAAACTCCGCATTCCTCAGTTACCGCAAAAGATAAGCGTTCAGTGTAAGAAGCTGGACGAAAAGCAATTACGCCTACTCTCTACAGCGCTGGACCCCAAGACTAAGATTATCTTTATCAACGGTCCTGCCGGTTCTACCAAGACGTATATGGCGGTCTACTCCGCCCTAAGGTTATTAAGTGCGAGAGAGGAATTAGATCTCTTATACGTTCGAACCATTATCGAAAGCGCAGAGAAAGGGATGGGGGCATTACCGGGAGATGTGGAAGAAAAATTCAATCCCTATATGGCACCCTTGAATGATAAGCTGGAAGAGATGCTCCCCAAGACCAATACTCTCAAAAGAGAGCTTTTGGAAAAAGGGCGAATTCAATCTATGCCCATTAATTTCTTGCGGGGAGCAAATTGGATAGATAAAGTCGTTATTGCGGACGAGGCACAGAATTTTACCTTTAAGGAGCTTACTACCCTTATTACAAGAATAGGGCACAACACCAAACTCTTTATTTGTGGAGACACCATGCAAAGCGATATCAACGGGAAGACTGGATTCCAGGGAATGTATCAGTTATTCAATGATGCCCAGAGTCAGTCCAAGGGGATAGAATGCTTTGAGTTTGATGAAAATGACATTAAGCGGAGCGTAATTTTGAAATTTATCGTTTCTCGCCTCAATTCGAGGACAAAATACGTGTAATTAAAGAGCATGATAGAATTCTATAATGTCCGCAAGCGCAAGAAGGTCCAGATTTCTACCGATCAGGTCACAAAAAGGCTCTTAGAGAACAAAACCAAAAGTGGAGACATTCGACTGAGATACGCCTTTGCAGCCATTGACGAAGATGGGACTAAAATGCTTAAGTTTTGCAAGAAAGAGGATTACGATTCTTTTAGGTAATGGAGTGGGAGCTCGTCACTTACATTTCTGCCTCTATCCTGTCGTGTGTGGCCACGTTGGGAGCTGTATATCTGCGTCATAGGTTGGTGTCAAAAGAGTGTACCACTATTGAATCCGAGACAAAGCAGAACGAGAATGTTTATACAGCCCTCAATTACACTATGTGTGAGATGGATGCGGATCGGGCATATGTTCTAGAGTTCCATAATGGCCACAGTTATTTCTCCGGACGAGGCCAGCAAAAGTTTAGCTGCTCCTACGAAATAGTTCAAGAGGGAATTAGTGCGGAGTGTCAGAATTCGCAAGACCACAGGGTGTCTAATTATCATCATTATATTAGTGAGCTCGTCGAGAAAGAGCGGTTTGATTACACTGACGTAGAGAACATGGACGATCATGCTTTTGCGGGACTGTTGGCGCTAAAAGGAGTGAAGAGTATTTATAATGTCCCCATCAAAACCCTTAATGGGAAAATCATTGGAATATTAGGAGTGGATTACATAAAGGACTACGCCGTTCAAAATGTGATAGGGTTCCAAACCGGGGAATCTCAAACTTCTAAATTCGAAGCAGATACCTTAGTTTTCATGAAAAGGCAGGCGAGGGTTATCGCGGGCTATCTTTTATAATTGAATAATAAGGACTTGCAGTATATATTATATATACTATGAATTTTGAATATTGCAGTACCTGCGGGAGTAAAATAGAGTACTTACTAAAGCAACCTAACTTTTGCCCCTCTTGCGGCATCCAGAGAGGGAAAGAGGGAGTTAAAGCTCCTATACCCAAGCAGGGTCTAGCTACCGCGCAGACCCACGAGGAAGATCCGGAGGGAACAGATATCTCTCATCTTCCCACCATACATGCTCTCCAATATGAACTAGATGGAGACTATGGGGGTGTTGGAAGGTCCTATGGGTCCCTGTCGGATTTAGTAGGGGCGCCCCCCTCTAAAGGAAAACAGGGCTCAAGACCCAAGAAGAAAACTAAGAAAGCCTCTGCCAAATCCCAACCTCCCGATACAGCCGCAAAATTCGAGGCAGTCAAGGAGACCTTAAACGAATGCAAAAGTTCAGCGGATCAATCGGGAGATGTCAGCGAAGGTTGAAAAAGCAACATACGCCGACAAGGCGGAGCAGATAGATCACGAATTACTCAAGAGGAGGTCTAAGTGGTTCTTGACCTCGGTAGCGTGGTTTGACTTTGATGACGTCTGCCAAATAATAAGGACTCATATCCACCAGAAATGGGACCACTGGGATCAAGTGCGCCCGTTAGAGCCCTGGGTGAATAAAATCATTACTAACCAAATGAAGAATATTCTCCGCAACCACTATAGTAATTTTGTGCGCCCCTGCCTAAACTGTCCTTTTAATCAAGGAGTGCCGGGAGGCGGGGATAAAATAGGATCCCTCTGCGCCTTTACTCCTAGCGGCAATCAGTGTTCGGAATGCCCTCTTTACGCCAAATGGGAACAAACCAAAAAATCCGCGTACGATATAAAAATGGCCGTTGCCTTGGAGTCTGAAACGGGCCAAATCTTTAAATTGCACGGGGATACTTTTGACATTGATCGTGCCGAGAAAAAGCTCCACATGGAAATGGAGCGGGCATTGCCTCCAAAGCAATTTTACATATATGACCTCTTATTTATAAAAAATAAAGACGAAGAAGAGGTGGCGGAGCTACTGGGTTATAAAAGCAATGAGAGAGGAAGGAAGGCGGGATACAAGCAAATAAAGAATCTGCGTAAAAAGTTTAAACAACAAGCTATACGACTATTAAAGGAAAAGGATATTTGCGAATGAATTTAACGGCAGAGCAAAAAGATTTCATTAGGGCCAACCATGCAGAGATGCCCGATCTAATAGAATTGACGAAGGCCACCTTTACGGACGACACCATAGACGGGAGAAGCAAAGAGGGGAGAGCAGTGCGTGCTTTTTGCGTGTCCGAGAAGCTGGACTTTCAAACAACTAAACATAAAAAAGTAAAAAACGTCAACCTCACCGAGGAGCAACAAGAGTCCTCTGAGGAATATGCCCGAGATGGCATGAACCCTTATCAAATTGCGTCCATCCTCTTTCCTGATGATTCTATTTCTCCCTTAAGTAAGGAGACTTTAGTTGTGGCGGATTATCTAGATAAGCATGGCCCACATGGCGATCATGGGGAAAAAGGGGAGAATTTCCAATATGTACCGCCCCGGACCTCCACAGTAATAGTTAATAAAGTAAACGATGTTGCTGGAGCCTCCTGGCAGCCCAACAAACTAAGCATTGCTCAAAGAGATTGCATCGATTCCTTGAGAAGATACTTATCCTCCCCCCGTTTCGTTCAGACAATTAGCGCTTATCTTGAAGTTAGTGATCGCACTCTTTTCGAGGCAGAATTTATTCGAGCTATCCACGACAAGTCTGACTTAACGACAGACGAAGTAAATCTCTATATCAATGTCTGCATAGACTATATTAATCTAAAGCACGTTCAGAAGGCCATGAACAAACTAGACAAAATGTTTGATGAGGCTGAGAGTCAACAAGAAATGACCGTGCGCTTGGCCGAGCTACTAAAAACTAAAAGCGACGAATATAATCAATGTGAAAAAAGAATGGAGTCCCTTATTCAAAAACTGCAAGGAGATCGCGCAAAAAGAATCAATGCCAAGCAAGACCAATACGCTAATATTCTGTCTTTAGTTCAGGTCTTCCAGGATGAAGATGAGCGCAAGCGCATGGTGCTGATCGCAGAAATGCATAAGGAGGCCGTAAAGAGAGAGGCGGACAAACTGGAAAGCATGCCAGAGTGGAAGGCGAGAATTTTAGGAATTGGACCCTCGGAGGTCATATAATCATGAAAAAAATAATAGTAACAGGGGTAACAGGTCAAGACGGGAGCCATATGGTGGATTTCTTATTAAAGAATACAAGCCATGAAATTTACGGTTCGGTCCGACGTTTGAGTGTTAAAAATCACGAGAACATATTGCATTTAGAAAACGAACCTCGATTTCATTTAATTGACATGGACTTGAATGATGGGCATAGCATAAGGGACGTTATTATAGATATCCAGCCGGAATACTTCATTAATTTTGCCGCGCAGTCCTTTGTGGCTGGGAGCTGGAAATATCCTATACAGACCTGGGAAACTGATGCGAATGCCGTATTACATATACTAGAGTCCATTCGGCGCTTTGCCCCTCATTGTCGATTTTATAATGCAGGTTCTTCAGAGGAGTTTGGAGATGTCCAGTATACCCCTCAAGATGAGAATCATCCTCTTTGCCCTCAATCGCCCTATGGGGCTGCTAAATGCGCAGCAAGGCACATTGTAAGGGTGTACAAAAAGTCTTACGGTATTTTTGCCATACAAGGCTGGCTCTTTAATCACGAAGGGGCCCGAAGGGGGTTGGATTTTGTGACTCGTAAAATAAGCGACGGGGTGGCGCAAATAAAGCATGCTATAGAGAACGGGAGAGAAATCCCCGTATTAAAGCTGGGAAATATAGAGGCTCGAAGAGACTGGAGTGATGCAGAAGATTTCATGGAGGGGGTATGGCTAATGCTTAATCAGGAGGGGGCCAAGAATTATGTTTTAGCTAGTGGGGAGATGTATTCGGTTCGAGACTTTCTGGAAGAGTCCTTAAAAGCGGCAGGAATTGAGTGGTACGGTGAAGGAGAGAAGGAAAACGAAAAGTTTTACCATGCGTCGTCCGGGCATCTTATTTTCGAAATAAATCCTGCGTTCTACCGTCCAGCGGAAGTGCATAAATTATGCGGAGACCCGGGGTTAGCAGAAAAGGAACTTAAATGGAAGAGAAAAACGAACTTCCGTGGACTCGTAGAAAAGATGTATAAAAACGACTACGCCCTACAGTGCAATGATTGAATACAATGGCGGCGGAAAATGAATTTGAATGCAAGGAATGCAATCAGGCTTTTAAAACAGAGCGGGCCCTGCATGCGCACTTCAAGAAACATAATCTGACTGTAGCGGAGTACTATACATCTTTTTACCCTAGGTATAATAAATTAAACGGAGAGCCTCTTCCCTTTAAAAATAAAGAAGACTATTTTAATAATGACTTCTCCACCTATCAGCAAATGATAAAATGGTGCAATGCATCTGACCCAGTAGAAGTAAAAGAGTATTTGGGACATCAACTAAAGCAGAGAATAAAATCCAAGGGTTTAGAATTTGGCCCGTGCCATTTAGACATGCGGACTAAGAAGTTGCCACCTCTATCTTTTTATAAGAAAACCTATGGGTCTTATTCTACGGCATGCGCCCAGTATGGAGTGGAGGCTTTATATAACCAAGACTTACCAGAAGCCTTCTGGGAAGAGAATGAAGAAATAAGCAGTCTAGACATATTTATAGATACAAGAGAACAAAAGCCATTAAAGTTTAAAAACTCTACCGAAATGAAATTAGATTTCGGGGATTATACAATTGGTGGTGATTACTATGATTATACTTATGTTGATAGAAAAAGCGAGAGCGACTTCAAGGGAACGCTGGGAGCAGGCTATGAGAGATTTAAAAAAGAAATTGAAAGATGTAGAGAATTTAATAGTTATTTATATATAATAATAGAAAGCGACATAAAGAAAATATACAAGAATAATCATTTTGGCCCACACAAATCAAACTTAACTTATATCTTTTATAATATGCGCAGAATCATTCAAGACTATCCCAGGCGGTGTCAATTTGTTTTTACGGGGAGCAGAAAGAAATCCGAGGAACTAATACCAAAGCTTCTATATTATGGAAAGAAATTATGGAAAACAGATTTACAATATTTTTTAGATACTCGCGAATATGAAGAATCATAACTATCAATATATAGTGGATCAGTCCCTCCAAAAGGACAAGCGCATATCTGAGCTATATGTAGTAATAGATACTCTGCAGACTAATCTACGGAGCGCTGTTTCCTGTCTTGGTGAGAAAGAGAAAAAAGAGGTTGAGACTCCTAGCTTTAAATGGTCCATGAAATGGAAAGCGGGGGATGAGAAAGAATAATGACCTGGGAACCCTGTGACTACCCCTCCAAGGAGGATATCAATGATATTATCCTAGGTAAGAAAGGTTTCCTCGAAGACCAGGAAGCAAAGCTATTATTGTATAAGTTTCTAAGAAACAATATAACTTTTGCAGTAGATTTAATAAGTGGAGTTAAATTATTTCCTTTTCAGCATATGGCTATTAAGTCTATGTTTGAAGTAGATTATTTTTTAGGCATTTGGTCTCGTGGTATGTCTAAGTCTTTTACTACAGGCATTTATGCATATATGGATGCAATTCTTAACCAAGGAGTTGAGATTGGTATACTTTCAAAATCTTTCAGGCAGTCCAAGCTTATTTTTAAAAAAATTGAAGATATTGCTCGTAAACCTGCCGCGAGGTATTTAGCTCAATGTATCACCAAAACATCTAAAACTAACGACCAATGGACCATGGAAATTGGTCGTTCTAGGATTATTGCTCTTCCTCTGGGCGATGGAGAAAAGCTTAGGGGGTTTAGATTCCAAAGAATAATTATTGACGAAATGCTCTTGATGCCAGAAAGAATTTATAATGAGGTTATCGTCCCCTTCCTTTCAGTCGTGGAGAATCCTACCGAAAGAGAAGATCTCTCTCGAGCCGAAGACCTCTTGATTTCCACGGGAAAGATGAAGGAGGCGGATCGTTTTGTGTGGCCCAATAATAAACTCATCATGCTCTCGTCCGCGAGTTATAAATTCGAATATTTATATAAGCTCTACGCTCAATTTGAGGGTCTCATAGATGGATCGACTCCCATTAAGGACGATACGGCTCGGCGAGCCATCATGAGATTTAGCTACGACTGCGCTCCCGAGCACTTATACGACCTGAATCTAATTAACCAGGCTAAAGCGAGCATGAGCGAATCTCAATTCGGAAGAGAGTTCGGAGCTATATTCACAGATGACAGTAGTGGATATTTTAAGATTTCCACTATGGCTAAATGCACTATTAGTGAAGGACACGAGCCTTGCGTCGAAGTAAAGGGAGCCCCTGAAGATAAATATATACTCTCCTTCGATCCGAGTTGGGCTGAAAGTGAAAGCTCTGATGATTTTGCGATGCAGGTTTTTAAACTAAACGATAACGCCCAGGTAGGAGCCCTGGTTCATGCCTATGCAGTTCCGGGAGCAAAACTAAAAGATCACATTTATTATTTTTATTATCTTCTTACTAATTTCAATATAGTGGGCATTGTCGGAGACTATAATGGCGGGGTCCAATTCATCAATGCCGCCAATGAAAGCTCTCTCTTTAAGGGTGCTCACATAAACATAAAATATATAGAGGCGGACCTCTGTAAGCCTGAAAGTTATGAAGAAGACCTCCGGGAACTTAAAAAAGAATACGCCGTAGAAGATCGCAGGTATTGCCTTCTTCGCAAGCCTACTTCTCAATGGATCAGGCAGGCCAACGAACTCCTCCAATCTAATTTTGATCACAGGCGTATCTGGTTCGCCTCGAGGGCTTCCGGAGATAACTATTCTAAGCAAACAAGGAAAAAGATACCTATCGAGAAGTTGCAGTTTATAGTACACGAAGCATATCAGGAAAAAGAAAGTAATGCGGCCAAAATGATCGACTTTGTTGAGCACCAGGAGGATATGATAAACGTAACCAAAAACCAATGCGCTCTTATTCAAATCACTTCGTCTGCTCACGGCACCCAAACCTTCGATCTTCCTCCTGAGTTACGAAAACAAACTGGAAGGGAAAAGGCTAGAAAGGATTGCTACTCGGCGCTGGTTTTGGGAAATTGGATGATTAAAATATATTATGATATGCAAAAAACACAAGGCCAGCAGGCGCCCGCCACTTTTGTCCCCTTCATGATATAACTGAAAGTCTCTTTGCACTTTACTTAGACTTTTAATAGACTTTTAATAGACTTTGGTGTAGAATTAGGGGACATGGCAAAGAGAAAGTATACCAAGAAGGCAGACTATTGGAATAAGTTTGATCCCCAGAAGAAAGACTTGAGCGAGATTTTTACCACCGATGGACATAAACTGCATGAAGTTGTAGCTTCGGCTGGAGAATCTTATTACGAAGCCGTCGCCGGCGCCTACACTCGACATCAGACTGCTGGGAGGACGGGTAAGACAGAGAGTCGCTTTAATAAAGCGGCCACGTCAGAGTACGCCTCTCGCTTTGCCAATATCTCCGCCGGTATGCTCCCCTGGGCACATACAGGATCTTATATTACCGTTAAAGACTCAATCCTCTTATGTCAGAAAGCTTATGCTAATATAGCTATTTTCCGAAACGCTCTCGACGTTATGGCAGAGTTCGCAAATTCCGACATCTATTTAGAGGGAGGTTCTGAGAAATCTAGAGAATTTCTCTACAAGTGGTTTGAGAAGTTTAAGCTCTGGGACTTAAAAGATCAATATTTTAGAGAGTATTACCGTAGTGGTAATGTTTTCATGTATCGGCTGGATGGGAAATTCAGCAGTAAGGACTTTGCGAAGATAACCACTGTTTATGGAGCTGCGGAAGATAGATATCCGTGGAACACAAAAAACTTTCGGACCTTCGGATTAAAGCCGGGGACTATTCCCATTAAATACGTAATGATGAATCCTTATGACATCATTGCTACGCGCGCACTCACTTTTTACTATGGGAGATATTTCAAAATCTTAAGTGAATATGAGATTGAGTCACTGAAGGATCCCAAAACGGAGCACGACAAAGAAATTTTCGAAAGCTTGCCTCCTGAAGTAAGGAAAAGAATAAAAGAAAATCTCTGGAGCGAAGACGGCATCCAAATCTTACTCGATCCCGGAAAATTAATCTTTTCTTTTTATAAGAAGCAAGACTACGAACCATTTGCCATTCCTTTTGGGTTTCCCGTATTGGACGATATCAACTGGAAAATAGAATTAAAAAAAATGGATCAGGCCATAACCCGGACTGTAGAGAATGTAGTCTTACTTATCACAATGGGGAACGAGCCAGATAAGGGAGGCATTAATCCTGTTAATTTTCAGGCAATGCAGTCCTTGTTTCAAAATGAAAGCGTTGGAAGAGTTTTAATCTCCGATTATACGACTAAGGCGGATTTCGTTATTCCTGATTTGAATAAAGTACTAGGGCCTGCAAAGTACGAGATAGTCAACAATGATATCCGAGAGGGACTGCAGAATATTATTGTAGGAGAAGAAAAGTTCTCCAACAAACAAATTAAAGCAGAAATATTCTTCGAGAGACTGCGAGAAGCTAGGGAGTCCTTTCTGAGCGATTTCCTCCAACCCCAGATAAAGATGGTCTGCCAGGCCATGGGATTTCGCAAGTTTCCCAAAGCCAAGTTTACAGATAAGGATATTAAGGACGAAGTTCAATTTCAGCGCATTACCACTCGCCTCATAGAACTCGGAGTCATTACTCCATCCCAAGGTGTTGAGTCTATGGCAACCGGGATTTTGCCCCGGGCGGGCGACTTGGATGAGGCTCAAGAGGGGTTTGTAGCGGATCGAGAAAAAGGGTACTATAATCCATTAGTGGGGGGAGTCCCGCAGGTGGAGTCTCCTGGAGCTCCTCTCGAAAGAAATATGAAGGAAAAGATCGCCGAAGAACAAGTGTTAGACCGGCGAGAAGGGCCTATTCCGGGCGGCACACCTCCCAAGATTAGCTCTCCTACGCAAAACGTGGGACGTCCAGCTGGAGCCACTGCAGAGGACCTTTATAGTAAAAAAGGGATTCAAGAGACGGTGTACGCCACAGAAGCTTTACATAGTTTTGTAGAGGAGAAGGTTAAGAAGCATTATAAAGTAAAAAGAATGTCAAAGCAGAAAAAAGAGCTGGTAGATAAATTCTGCGAAAATATTATCACCTCCAAGGAGCGACATGAATGGGAACCCTGCGCGGTGGAATGTGTAGAGGACATGGAAAAGATGACTGCTCTAGCCGCACTGCCCGCCATTGGAGAGATCGCTGCCGAACATAATTTAGGATTTTATCCGGCGGCTCTCTTGTATCACAGCAAAAACAGTAAAGATAAAAAAGAATAATTTAGTGTATACTCATTTAACCCTTTTTATTATGAAAGACAATATTATAAATCAACCATTAATTAGCAAAGTAAAAATTGACGGTTCCACCACTGAGGTAGAAATCGTCAACACCGTTGACTGGGAAAAGGTTCCTGCCCCCCACCGTGAAGAGTACAGCGAAGCTCTTGTAAAGCACGCAAAAACTAAAAAGGAATGGGACCAAATTGACAAGAAAGAACTTAAGAAGGACGACAAGAAGGAAAAGGAAGAGCACGAGAAGGATGCCGTCAAGGACGACCAGTCCCGAATCAAGAAAGACAAGAAGGGCAAACAGACAGAAAAGAAACAGGTCGAAGAGCATGACCTCAAGAAGGACGAGCGCTTTGACAAGGAAAATAAAGTCAAAGATTCTAAGGCGATGACGAAGGCTAAAAAGGGCGAGATGCCTCCATGGCTAAATAAGGACAAGAAAGAGCTCAAGGACGATGACAAAAAGGAAAAGGAAGATCATGAAAAAGATGCGGTAAAAGATGACAAGAAGCAAGTTAAGGATTTAAAGAAGGACGAAAAGGAAGACGAGAAGGACGAAAAAAAAGACAAGAAGGCTAAGGGGTCAGACTACAGTGAATACTGGCATCATGCAGCCGAACGTTTTGGCGGGGAAAAAAGAAGCAAGCTCAAGGATAGTGACTTTTTGGATCCAGCGCGGAGGTCCTTTCCAGTCGTATCTTGCAAAAATGTAAAAGCCGCCGTCAGTACATGGGGTATGTATAAGGGCGATATGAGTTTTGCAAGCTTCAAGAGCAAGCTTAAGGCGAGAGCTAAAAAGCTGGGCTGTGAAGGATCTCTACCAAAAGACTGGGGCGAGAAGTAAAATGCATATTGATGACCTCCAGTTTGGGGAGTTGTCGACGAAAGCGGAAGAGACCTCTAAGGCTCCCAGTAAACTTATTCCTCTAGATGTTGGGGATATAGATTATGCAAGCCCTCCACTGAACAGCTCCCTAGAGGTTCGTGGAGAGTTGGAGTATATTGCTCAAGTAGTAGATAATGCTGAGTTTCCTGAAAGCGAGAGGGAAAAGCTTGATAAGAAATTCGTAAAAGTAATACTCGCTTACGCCGAGGAGCACCAGTTGCGCTATGATAAGCAACGAATAAAAGATCTAGTTAATGATTCTAAAGCACTAATACTTAGGCTAAAGAAGGCCTACAACCGGCCAAGGCCTTATCAGCTGGCGGATTACCACGGGGTTAGTTTAAGTTATAATAAAGATGTACAATCAGGCCTTTCGGGGACCGCCAAAACCCCCTCTTACCCTAGCGGTCATGCTACTCAAGCTTATCTTGCGGCGGAGTTATTGGCCCAAGACAATCCGGATCACAGAGAGGGTCTAATGGAAATAGCCGAGCGTGTTGCGTTGGCGAGGATAAAAGAAGGAGTGCATTTTCCTAGTGATAATGAATTTGCCAAAGCGCTAGTTCGTAATTATATCTTACCCTCTTTACAAAAAAAAGTGTATTTTAAAACAACTCCTAAATCTTCTAGTGCTAATATGTCCTCCTTACCCTATAAGTATACTACTCGTTTTCAAGAGCAAATTATTGCAACCAGCAAGATTGAAAGCGGGGAGTGGCAGCTTAGTGAAGCGTCTCTGCAACAATTGCGCCCTCTTATTCCCAAAGATATTGATTTTGAAAAAAACATTGATCTCTTGGGCGTTGCCTTTAATGCCGCAGTAGTTAATAAATTCAATCGCAATGATGACGGTATCGATACTCCTACGGCCTTGGCGATTAAAGACTACTTCGTCAATAAGCCTGCAAACATAGAACATCAGAAGCAAAAAGTCGTGGGTCACATTGTGTCTAGCGCCTTTAGTAGGTTTGGCAATAATCAAATTTTAGAAGACTTAGCTGTAAAGGATTTGCGCAGCCCTTTTAATATAGCTTGTGCGGCTGTTATATATAGAACGGTTCATCCGGGGTTTGCTGACTTACTGGAAAATAATAACGGGGAGTTTGAAAAAAAGATATCCGCCAGCTGGGAAATAGGATTTAACAAATACCATATTGCATTAGGTTCGGATAATCTCGATGAGGCTGATGTTGTAACCGATCCAGCGCAAGTGGAGGAACTTTCTACCTACCTGAGAGCCAACGAAGGTCCCGGCCAGATGGATGACGGTACGAAGGTTTATAGATTAGTCGTGGGAGATATTTACCCACTAGGAATAGGGTTTACTACTAATCCCGCTGCGGATGTGGAGGGTCTTATAACACAAAGAAAAGGGGTCGAAGACGTCGACACTGAAATTTCCCTTGCTCCCGAAGAAGACGATGAAAAGGTAAGGACGGAGGTGTGTTTAGCTCCGGATTCATGTGCAACGGTTATTACCGTAAAGAGCTCTAATTTTATTAAAAATTTAAAAACCTTAGAAAATAAAATTTCACAAGTAGATGAAAAGAATGTAAATTATAATCGAACTAACTATTTAACTAAAGCTATGGAAAACGAAATCCTAGAAAAACTAGAACGAGCTCTTAAGGAACATGACTTCGCCAAAGAATTCTCAAAAGAAGCCGTGGCAAGTATCGGAGAGGTTGTAGAAGAAGCTATCCGCCAAAGAAGTGACGAGTATGTCGCTGAAAAGGAAAAGGCGGCGAATGCAGAAAAAGACCTTGAAGAAGCCCAAGACAACTTTAAGAAAACGGTTGCAGAAGTAGAGGAAAAACTTACTGCTGCTGAAGAAAAAATTACCGCTCTTGTAGCTGAAAATGCAGAACGAGACGCCAAGGAAGCCTTTAATGCCCGCATGGGTGTCGTGGATGAAATGTACGAGCTTGAAGAAGCAGATCGCGAACTCCTGGCTTCAGAGCTTGGAGCGCTGGATCTCTCGGATGAATCATTTGCTGAATACCAAGAGAAGGTTGCTGTTTTTTGGCAACACAAGGACAAAGATTTTATCCAGGCCAAGAAGGAAGAGTTTGATGCTCGGATCCAGGCTGAAGTAGAAAAGCGCGTGGCTCAAATTGGAACTGCCTCCGACAAAGAAGTAGAGAATTCCGATGCTACCGTAGAAACTGCCATGGAAAACATGGAAGAAGAAAAAAGCGCTCTTCCCAATAATAGCGAAGCTTCTACTGAAGAAGAGGTTACTCTAGCAGACAGATTTCAGAAAGCTTTTTCCAAAGAAAATTTAATTATCACTTAACAACTAACTATCAAATACAATGGCACTAAGACTATTACCATTTAGACAGTACGCGGAGACAGACGTTATTAATATGTTTGCTCTTCAAGAAGCTGATCTCAACGTAGGCACCATGGATGTGGGCTCCGGAGATGCGGGCGTCTGGGTTAAAGTAACCCAAGGCGGTCTCAATGACGGTCCTACCACCTACGATGACCAATACCAAACGTATCTAGGAATGAATCCTAGTAATGTTCCTTATGTCGGGAGAGATCAATATCCTCGCGTGACTACGGAGGTTGGGGTGGCGAACAGTGGCGACAATGCCATTGGTGTTACTCTTTATCAAACCTGTCAACAGGACGAAAACGGACAGAAACTCCTCTATTACCCTCAAAAGAAATTGGAAACCCAATCGATTCTGCCGGGCGAGTCAGTTCCTGTTTTGAGCCGAGGCATTATCAGCGTAGCTTGCGGAGGACCTTTTGCCTCTGGAGCAGTTAATTCTGCTGGCAGTTTGGACATTACCGAATATATTGATGCCGGTCTAGGCAATCCTACGGCAGATATCGTTGGCTTTAACGTAGGTCTTCGACCTGACCAGGGAGCGGCTTTTGATAAGGGGCAACTCTATGCTTCTGGATTCGGAGTGAATGGCGCGGTAGGGGATGACCCCTCAAGTTTTGGCCGTGTACTCGCTACAGGATCCCGAGTAGTAAATCAATCTGGTCAAAATATGGACCAATTCGCAGGTAATCCAAGCAACGCCAACGCTGGCGCCGGTACTGGTTATTACGCTATAATCCAATTTGATACGAATAATCTTACTCGCTAACTCTAAGGAGATAATTTAAAATGAATATTACTCTAAAACGAACCGAAGAACAAGTCGAGCTCATCAAGGCGATGGCTTCCAAGAATCGCGATATCGCGTATGAAGCCCAAGCACTCCTGGCTAACTTTATAGGCCCCGTCCTAGCAGAAGTCATTAACAATGCGCCTGTGCTTAGCAACATGTTTCGTCCTCTGCAGTATAATGCTGATGACAATCCTAGTTTGCCCCTGGATCTTTACTACGATATAACCGCCGAGGATTACATCACCGTCTATAGTCAGTCGATGCCTGGTGGACTTCCTACTAACCAAGTAGCACCGACTGCTGCAGAACTCAAGGTGGCCACATACACCCTTGATAGTGCTGTTAGCTTTGATCGTCGTTATGCGGCTAAAAGTCGTCTCGATGTCGTTGGTAAGACCTTTACCCGTATGGCGCAAGAAATTCTTCTCAAGCAAGAGAAGACAAGTGCTAATTTAGTACTTGGCACTTTGGCCGACAGACGCAATGATGGAAATGTGTTCGGACAGATTTCCGCCAATGGTGGCCAGTTCTTGCTTGCAGACTTGAATAAGCTGCTTACCGCATCCAAGAGGCTTCATGCTTCCTGGAGTGGTGGAACGCCCGACGCTCGTCATGATGGCTTGAACGTTCTCTTGCTTAGTCCTGAAGTTATTGAAGATATGCGCGGAATGGCGTACAATCCGATTGATACTAAGGGTTCCCCAGCAGGAGTTGCTAGTCTAGCCGGCTATGCTACGGACGATATCCGAAACAAACTCTTCAACTCAAGTGGTGAAATGCCGAATTTCTTCGGTGTGCAGCTTCATGAGATCTGGCAGTTTGGCCCGGGTCGTCAATTCACTAATATCTATAACGGATTGGCTGGCACTGCCGTCACTGACCTTGTGGTTGCCCTTAACACGAATCGTGATTCCCTTCTTAAGGTGATTGCTACGGACAGCGAAAGCGGTTCGGAATTCAGTCTCATGGCTGATGATCAATACAGCATTCGTCAACAAAAGATCGGTTACTATGGCTCTCTTGAAGAGGGTCGGGTAGTACTCGACAGTCGTGTGATTTTGGGAACGGAACTTTCTTAAGTTTACCTTCTACTCTAATCTACCTAGAAAACCCGCCCATTGTGGCGGGTTTTCTTTTGTTCACATAAAATTGAGTTTTGTGTAAAATTTTATATAATAATTTATTAAACCTTATACCACCATGACCACAAAGAAAACTAAACTCGACACTCTTAAAACCGCTACCGGAAAACAATCAAAAGCTCGCAAGACCACAAAAAGCAAAGGCTCGACGGCTTCTCCCAAGAAAACCCAACTAGACTCACTTTCCTTTGCCGACGGAAAGCAGGATGAAAAAATTCGCAAAGCCCAAGAGCTGGAGCAGCTCGTAGGACTTAATGAAGTGAACCCTTATGGCACTACTATAACTTCCGTTTTGGAACAAAAGTTAACCGAGATGGCTCTGGTCGATTTGCAGGAATTAGCTGTAACGGTAGGAGTATTTCCCAGCGGCACCGCAACCTCCCTTCGCAATAAGCTTAAAAAGTCATTTAGAGATTACCAGCGAGGGTCCGGCTCTTTCGTAAACCCCACCCAATTGTCTGTTTGTGGAGGCAGAGACCCTAGCGATCCCAAGTTTAAGGCTGCTCTTGAGCTGATGAAAGAGGGCCTGTAATGGCTAACCAAATAGGACAACTTGCCTCGGGTATAGTCCAATGGGATTTCGATTATATCACCGGGGTAGAAGCTGCGACGGAGGTTCAGAAAGTCTCAGGCTGGCTTCTGACTAATTTAGGACAGCTGAACACCCTGATTTACACCACCTTTTATAGTGGTACATTGAATTTAGAAACAGGTTATGCTACTGGAAACCACCTACAGCAAGAAGAGAAGGCTATTTACACCCAAGTATATCTACAAGATTATTATAACAAGCAAGCGCGACTAAGCCTTCGTAGTTTCGTTAACACTTCTACATCATCTACCTCTAGTGTGGAAATGACCCCTTGGACCACCTTAAGAGAAGGAGATACAACAATTCAGCGAGACGCCATTAAGGTGACCGCATCCGCTCGTACGGAAGCTTCCCGTACCTTTAAGAATTTAGCCGCTGCCGCAGAAGCTAAACTTCAAGATTTAGTTTATCGCTATAATTATTACCAGGGTGCACCCCGCCAAGTCGCCGGTAGTGACGGGAATTAAGCATGGCCGATTTAATCTCAGCCGCAGATAAAGCTGATATGGAATTGGCCATTGTGGATGTCCATGACACTTTTGCGCGGGATATAACCATTTATCAGAATAAGACTGAAATCCTAGTAGCCACCAATCCAGTATTTGAGAGTAGCTATAATGCATTATATCAAAAACTTAAAAATGCACAAACCAGCTCATCTAAGACGGTAGTAACGCGCACGGTTGTTTCTGCGAGGGTGCAATATAGACCCGTCCAGGAAGAGCAAGACGAGGGAGGTATTGGGGCGCAGGTTAATGTCCAGTGGGGAATGGGAGAATTACGACTAAAGTTGGACGAGGTAGCTTATAAGGCTTTTAAGTTTGCAACGAAGATTGAAATTGATGGAATCGTGTGGCGAATTGTGACGGATGCTTCGCGGGCCGGGTTATTCGGGCCTCAATATTATGTTTTATATTTAGAGAGGGATGAATAATGGTTCGGCCAGGAATAAATCGTCGCCAGCTTCGTAGTTCTATTTCTCGGCAATTAGGGCCAAAGCTTAGGA